CGAAGCAAAATACCTACAGAACTTTGTATTGATATTTTACAATCAGCACTATTATGAAGCACTACCCCGAATGGCGGATACGCTATAACACCGCACATTATAAAAACCTTTAGTATATTTGCTCAAAGATTCATAGGCGAAGTTGCAGCCGACTATGAGTTCTTATATTTAGTATTTACTAAATATGCCCCTTACGCTGCAACCGTTTGGGGCATTCTTTTTTTATGCAGTTAAGAGATTATCAAATTAAGTTAACGGATGATGTTATCCGTAAATTATCAAAAAGAAAAGTAATTGCACAACTTGCTACCGGTGGAGGTAAAACAGTATGCTTTTCATCCATTACCAAAAGATACATTGACAAGCACGAAAAATCAGTTTTAATCCTTGTTCACCGAAAAGAACTATTGCAGCAAACACGCAGATCGTTACACAATGCTTTCAATTTAGATTGTCAAATTATAATAGCCGGCATGAAGACAATCCCATATAACCGAATTTATGTCGGTATGGTTGAAACGGTTAAACGTAGAATAGACCAACTGCATAACATTGGAATGATTATAATAGATGAAGCACACATCGCAAATTTTAACCTAATACATAATCACTTTCCAGAAAGCTATTTCATTGGGTTTACTGCCACACCTCTGGCAGCCGCAAAAGATAAGCCGCTAAAAAATTACTATAATGATATTGTATGTGGGATAGATATTGCAGATTTGATTAAAATTGGGTCCCTTTGTGCCAATGAAACATACGCTGCCAAAGATTCAGTCAACAGAAAAGAACTATCAATAAAAGCAGGTGAATTTGACAATAACTTAATGGGCCTTGAATTTTCGCAGCCACAACATGTTAAAAATGTGGTAAAAATTTATAAGGAAAAAGCAGAGGGTACAAAGGCAATAGTATTCAACGTAAATATTGAACACTCACTAAAAGTAACAGACGCTTTCAAAGAAGCAGGGTATAATTGCCGGCACTTTGATGGGGAAACAGATAGCAATGAAAGAACAGAGGTTTTGTCATGGTTTGAAAATACTCCAGGTGCAATTCTTTGCAATGTAGGGATAGCAACTACCGGCTTCGATGAGCCAACGATTGAAACGGTCATAGTTAACAGATCAACCATGTCAATGCCGCTATGGTTACAAATGACCGGTAGGGGTTCACGACCAACAGAATTTAAGAAAACTTTCACAATTATAGACATGGGAGGGAATGCTATCACTCACGGGGATTGGTGCGACAGGCATAATTGGGATTATCTTTTTTGGAACCCACCAAAGAAAGGTGAAGGAGTTGCACCGGTTAAGGACTGCCCCAAGTGTATGCGAATTTTACACGCAAAAGTTATGATTTGTCCTGAATGCGGACATGAGTTTCCTCCACCAAAACAAAAAGTAGAAGAAGAATTGAGCGAATTTGTGTTAGTAACTAAAAATATCAATGTTTTAGATATAATTTATGAATGCAGATTTAATAAAGAATATCGTCCTTTTTTTAAACTTGCTGAATCTTTTGCAAGAGAATTAAAATATACCACCAAAGAACTCAATCAGGAAAAGTTTATTTTTACTCTCCACATTTTAGAAGATAAGCACAGAGAATGGTGCCGGTTAGTAGGTAAAAAGTACGACCAATGGCACCAAAATTTAACAAGAACAAAATTAATTGAAGAACTTAAAAACTACTATAAGACATGGGAACCTCTGTAATAAGCATCTACAATAACATCCGGCAAACAACATCAAAAGAAACCATTGATCTTGAAAGATTTATCAATGATATTCGCTTCGGCAAATGGGAGGACTATGTTAACCCTATCCGAATATTAAAGGATTACGAAGAACGCAAAAAAGCAAAACTACAGGTACCTTATGTTACTATTTCTGGTTACTTTTCAGCCGAAAGGAACGCAAAAAGCATAACTAATCATAGCGGATTTATAGGAATTGACATTGATAACATTAGCAATGAACTTAATGGGATAAAGGCATTGCTTTCTACTGACCCTTATGTCTATGCTTGTTTTATGTCAATAAGTGGTACCGGATTATGTGTAATATTTAAAATAGATGGCGAAAGGCATTTAGATGCTTTTAACTCCATTGCGGATTACCTGATAAAAAAATACCAAATAGTTATTGACCCAAGTGGTAAGGACATTTGCAGACCCCGTTTCATTTCATACGATCCAGAAGCATACCTTAACACTAACGCAGCGACATTTAAAAAGTATCTGCCAAAGGAGAAAAAACGCAAAATACAAAGCACCATATTTGTAAAAAGCGAATTCGATGAGGTAGTTAAAAAAATGGTTGATGCTAACGTATCATGCGTTGAAGATTATCGCGATTGGCTGGCTATCGGTTTCGGACTTGCTGACCATTTCGGGGAGGCAGGTAGGGAGTACTTCCACCAGCTTTCATCATGCAGTAACAAGTACGAAAGGTCAATGTGTGATAGACAATTCACCCATTGCTTACGGCAACCACAAAGCACCGGTAAAATAACCATAGCAACTATTTACTACTTTGCTAAACAAGCCGGAATCAACGTATTCAGCGAAAAAACAAAACGCATTGCAGCAGTTACATCATCGCAAAAAAAGGCAGGGTTATCAGTCAATCAGATAGCGGAGAATTTAGAAAAGTTCGAAGGCATAAAAAAGCAAGAGGCAGAGCAAATTGTCAAACAGGCCTTTCAGTCAAATGCTGATTTTTCCAATACTACATCATTAGTTGAAAATATCCGCTCGTACTTAAAACATACATACAGTTTAAGATTTAACACTATTTCACGCAGAATTGAGCTGGATGGGAAAGATTTAGACGATAAAGTTATTAACACTCTTTTCCTTGATGCAAAGGTCATATTTGATGATTTAACCTTCGATATGTTCTACCGGGTGTTGACAAGCAATAACACAGAATCGTACAATCCTATTTTAACCTGGTTTGAAGATCATAAAGATTTACCATGTGCCGGTACAATAGATGAATTCTTTAGTTGCTTTCAAACCGATGATGATTTGCATTATTTTGGCAAAAAATGGCTCGTATCTGTCATTAGCAGCGCATTTGGGGTACACTCTCCATTGGTCCTAATTTATGTATCAGAAAGGCAAGGAACCGGTAAAACTGAAGCATTTCGCAGAATGATGCCAAAGGGCCTAAAAAGTTACTACGGTGAAAGCAAGTTAGATGCCGGCAAGGATGATGAAATACTAATGACCCAAAAGCTAATCATCCTGGATGATGAAATGGCCGGCAAGAACAAAAAAGAAGCAGATCACATAAAAGGACTAACCAGTAAGCAGACATTTTCACTCCGGGAGCCATACGGGAGGACAAATGTTGACCTAAACAGATTAGCAGTTCTTTGCGGAACTACTAATTCTAAAGCAATACTTAATGACCCAACCGGTAACAGGCGATTTATACCGATTGAAATCAAAAGCATTGACTTTAATAGATACAACTCAATATGCAAAGACAAGCTATTCATGGATGCCTACAACCTTTATAATCAAGGTTTTGAGTGGCAATTATCTGCTGAAGATATTATCCAACTCAACAACAAGGCAGACAAGTTTCAGGACTTTTCAATGGAATATGAACTTGTGAATAAATATTTCGGACTGCCACTTAATAACGGGGGAATGTTTATGACCGCAACAGAAATAAAGGTTCACCTGGAGATTCAAAGCGGCCTGAAAAACCTATCATTGAGGAAATTAGGCATGGAACTAAAACGTATAGGATTTAAATGTTTGTTAAAAAGAGTTAACAATAAGGTGATGCAGGTCTATGAAGTGGAGAAAAACGAGGCCATTTTTACCGAATTTTTAGAGCCGGCACCATTTTAATGTAAAGGATGTAAAGGATTGTAAAGGATAAAAAAAATTATCCTTTACACTTAAAACCCTTACCAGCATTGAATCTTATAAGTTTGTAAAGGATGTAAAGGATAATTTCTTATAAAGTTAATAGAATAATATACACACACTATGCACACACACACACATATTATTATTGTATTCCTATAGAAAAAATGCGTTTTTTTCCTTTACATCCTTTACACTTTGCTCAAAGTCAATAGCAGTAAGGGTTTCGGATGTAAAGGATAATTGAAAATAACCTTTACAGTAAAGGATAAATGCAGTTATTTAACGTTTTTGGGTAATTTTGGGTATGACAAAGCAAGAATTTTTAACATATGAGTACCGAAACGAGGATCAGTTTCAGGCATTGGTGTACCGGTATATCAATCATAACTATCCCATATTAAGAAAATTTATATTCCATGTGCCAAATGGGGGGAGTAGAGATAAACGGGAAGGAATGAAATTGAAAGCTATGGGAGTATTACCAGGATGCCCTGATCTTATTTGTGTAAAGCCACTATTCGCATTGGAACTAAAAATGCCTAATGGCAGCCAATCACCTGCTCAAAAGCAAATACAGGAATTGTGGGGTAACTTGTACCATATTGCCTACTCCCCTAAAGAGGTGATAGAAATAATGGATAAAATAATTGTCGCTAACTTTGTTCTAAAATAGAGGGGTTTAGATGGCTAAAGGAAAAAAGACAGGGGGCAGAGTAAAGGGGTCAGTTAACATTTTCACTAAATCGGTTCGTGAGGTTATTAACGATGCTTTCCGTGAAATGCAACTTAAACCAGGTGTTAATATGCTGGAATGGGGCCAATCCAACCCAACCGAATTTTACCGCCTTGCTTCCAAACTGATACCGATGCAGGTGAGCAATGACCCGGAGAACCCGATGCCAAGCGTTATCATTCAAATCATCCCGGACCCGGAATGTAAACCGATCGAATGATATTTCGGACATTAACCGACACAACTTAACCCAATGAATGAAAAGCAATGCACAATCTGTGAAAAACTATGTTGTAGGTTAAAAATGGATTTCTCCAAAACATTTTGTTACTTTTGTGAAATCAAAGCCAAACCCTTGCAAATTCATTACAACTTTGCCACACGCAGCCGGCCACATAAGATGGCTGCTGCAATAGCCACAATTAAAGCATTTTCACACAAATCGGACTGGACAATTGGCCTCGTCATTGATGATGATGATCGGGCTACACTAGATTCACCGCAACTGATGGACGTGCTGCAGGACAAACGGATATACGTTTGTTCCGGTACGAGCAAGAACAAGATTCATGCAATCAACCGGGGGATGGTAGATTGGAAAGGTGATATTGTTGTCAATATGAGCGATGATATGCGCTTCATTGCCCCCGGATATGATATTGCTATCATTAACGCATTTGGCGGCAATCTAGATCAGTTTATTCACTTCCCTGATGGTAGGGTGAACCACCTGCTACCGACTATGAGTATAATGGGCAGGACCTACTATGACCGTGATGGGTACATCTACCACCCACAATACGAGAACCTTTGGTGTGATAACGAGGCAATGGATGTGGCTAAATTGAGGGGATGCCATAAGTACATCAACCGCCAAATATTCGACCATGTACACCCTGCATGGACCGGGGAAAAGCCGGATGCCTTGTTGGAGAAAACGCAATCCACGTTCCGGGCTGATGAAATAACCTATATCAGGAGGAGTAAGCAAGGATTTCCAAAACATAACGCATGAAAACATTATTATTTTTAGCTATTGTGTATTGTTTAATTTCAATGTATCAATTTTGGGTAAAACAAAGACATGAAGATATTTATGCTCCAGGTGCTTTTTTGGGTACACTTTTCTCTGTATTAGGTACTGTTGTTGGCTTAATTTATTTGTGTATCAAATATCTTCCATAAACAACGTATAACAAAAAAACCATATTGTTGACATCAACGAAATGATAAAAAGCTATGACCCTCTCCATCCTAATTTGCACACTCCGTGGCCGTGAAGGTTACCTATCACAACTGCTGCAATCACTTGCACCGCAGCGCAGGGATGATGTAGAGATACTGGTAGAATCGGATGATAGGCAAATGACAACGGGACGCAAACGTAACATACTGCTGCAACGCAGTACAGGCAAGTACGTTGTATTTGTAGATGATGATGATGCCATTGCTGATACCTATGTCAGCGACATACTTAAAGCAGCAGAGCAAGACCCAGATGTAATCGTATTCAACGGCACAATGACCACCAACGGCAAGGATGAGCGGAAGTGGTTTATAAGCAAGGATTACCCCTATGAAGCGAAGAACGGGGCGTATTACCGCTACCCGAATCACATCGTACCTATAAGGAGAGAAATAGCCATACAGTTCAAGTTCCAGGATATAACGGTGGGGGAGGATTACCTTTGGGCCACTGCGATACACAATAGCAAGTTATTACAGACCGAAGTCAAGATAGACAAGGAACTTTATCATTATCAATTCCGTACAAACAAATGAGATACTCCCAAAACAACGAGCAAGACATTATCCTGCAGTACTTCGGTAACCGCAAAGGGTTCTTTCTTGACATTGGGGCAAACGATGGCATTACCCTATCCAATACGTATGCTCTACAACTGCAAGAGTGGAAGGGCGTGTTAATCGAACCCAGCGAAGAAGCGTTCAACCGAATCAAAGCGAGTAACGGGGTGCAAAAGTTCAATGTTGCTATTGGTACGGAAGATGGGCATTGTACCTTTCACGAAATGGGCAACCACCTTAACGCTGGGGATGTTTCGCTGCTTTCCACCATTAAAAAAACAGAGTTAAAGCGGTGGCCGGGGGTGGAGTTTAAAGAACGTATGACCGAAGTATGGACTTACAAAACACTACTCAAACATTCACCGTTGAAGTTCTTTGACTTTATCAGCATTGATGCCGAAGGGGTGGACTATGAGATATTAGAACAGATTGATTTGAAATATACTGACATGGTTTGTATTGAGCATAACTCTAACCCTGACTTATTTCAGCTAATCAAAGATTACTGCAACAAGGCAGGTCTGACAAAGAAATTACTTAACAATTTAGAGAACGTAATATGGGCAAGGTAATAGTATCCCTTTCCTCCACAGGTCGGGAAAACTACAACGAAGCACAGTTAGGACTTATTCGCAGTATTGACCGCAAGGCACCTGACTATGACACGCACTTGCGCAGTGTGGATGGATATGTGGATGAATACCTTGAGCGCAAAATAATTCTTGGGGATTGGCCCGAATCAAAGCGGTGGGGCAAGTCATGGAACCACCAAAATATGCCCTATCAGTTCAAACCGTTTATGGTGGCCGAAGCGTTGGAGTTGGGATACCGGAAAATCATTTGGTGCGATTCCACTATCAGGGTATACCAAAATCCCGATCCGCTTTGGGCATTAGCAGCCGAACATGGGATAGTGGCCTGGAATAATGAAGGGCATGAACTGCACAAGTACATGCCCGACCATCAAATCGCATGGTTAGGGTTAAAGGACTACACAGAAATCAAACAAATGTATCAAATCATGGCTTGTTGTATTATGTTTGACTTCGACCACCCTGCAACGATGCCTATCTTTGAGAAATGGATACAAGGTGCAAAAGAGAATTGCTTTCACCACAACGAATCAAAGAATCCGCACTATGTAAGCAGCCGGCATGACCAAGCGCTATTATCGGGGCTTATGAACATGGCAGGTATTCCGGTGCAGCCGTATGGCGGGTTAGCATACAGGCATTATCTACCTGTTTTACCTTATTTCATTAATTGGGGGGTTAAAGATTAAACTATGAATCATAAAGAAATAACACAATCAGAAGAACACGAAAACATCCGTAAAAAATTGTGGTGCGATGTTTATGTAGCTTATGTTGCTGCTCCAAATTCAGTTAAATCAGATGGGGCTTATGGTTGGGCAGATAATGCAGTAAAAAGATTTGATGAAACATTCTCTAAACCTAAAGAAACAGAATCATAATGGGCTACACTCACGAAACAACACGCATAATAGACCCGTACCTACCACACGTTCAATCCGTGGTAGATTTAGGCGCGCAAAACGATTACAGAGTACCATTACCTGCACCTTACACCAAAGATTCATACTATGCCGGCAAAGACTACGAAGCCATTGACATATCAGGGGAGAACGGCTCAACCCCATTGGACTTATCCAAGCTACACAAATTCGAGAAGCAGTTTGATTTATTGGTCGATGCCGGAACGAGCGAACACGTTGGCACAAACGGAAAGCATGACATTAAGGCCATATACAACTGTTGGAAAAACAAGCACAACCTTGTTAAAGTCGGAGGATACATTATCAGCGAAAACCCCAAAACAGGCAACTGGCCCGGACATGGATTCAACTACGTCACAGAGGAGTTTTATCAGCAACTTGCTAACGTATGTGGCTATACTTTGCTTTCTGTTGGTAGCGTTGCTGCTATGGGCAATTATACAGATGGCTGGAATGTGTACTCGGTATTACAAAAGAATAAAGAAACATTTTGCACGTTAGATGAATTTAAGAACTGTGGAATTAAAACCAATTAAGGCAACACCGGTATTCTTTGAGAATCTCAAAGCGTACAAAGGCCCGGCACCCATTATCTGTAATGAGGGGGGCAGCCGTTCGTCAAAGTCTTACTCCGTTGTGCAGTTATTAGTACAGATAGCAACCAATGAGCCGGGCAAACGTATAAGCATCGTATCTCACTCGCTACCACACATAAAGCGTGGGGCGTATCGTGATTTCAGGCAGATCATGACCGATTGGGGAATATGGGATGATGATAGTTTCTCCTTCACCGATTTCGTGTATAAGTTCCGCAATGGCAGTTATATCGAATTATTCGGACTAGAGGACGAGGGCAAGGCAAGGGGACCGGGCAGAGATATACTATTCATTAACGAAGCGAACCTGATACGCAAGTCATTATTTGACCAGTTGGCAATGCGGACAACGGGTAAGATATTTCTTGACTGGAACCCTGCAGACTTCGTGAGTTGGGTGTACGATGTGGCTGATAACACGAACAATGCAAGGATACATTCTACCTATCTCAACAACTTACCTAACCTTTCCCCGATGCAGATTGGCATCATTGAGGGCTATAAGAACCTACCCGATGATTTCATGTGGAAGGTGTACGGCTTGGGGGAACGTGGCGCAGCGAAGGAGATTATCTACACTCAATGGCAGATTACCGACCAACTGCCCGAAGGTGGCGATGTGTTCTATGGTCTTGATTTCGGATATGTTCACCCGTTGGCACTTGTTAAGGTATGCCATTATGAAGGTGCTAACTACGTTCAATTGCTTTTGTACAAATCAGGGTTAACTCCATCCGAAATGATAAAGGAGGTCAAAGACCACATATCAGACCGAAAGCCGGTGTACTGCGATGCAGCCGAACCGAAAAGCATTGAGGAACTATACAGAGGGGGTATTAATGCCCAACAGGCGAATAAAGAAGTTTGGCCGGGGATACTCAAAGTGAAATCATATCCATTGTACGTTCACAAAGATAGCAGGGAGTTGATTCGCGAACTGCAATCGTATAAGTGGAAGAAGGACAAGAATGACAATGTGATAGACGAACCGACAAAGGAAAATGATGATGCACTTGATGCTATGAGGTACGCAATATTCACCCATCTACATAAGCCACAATTCCAGGTAGCCGTTTGGTAAGGTAATTCGGTGTAATTTTGTTACTAAATCTTTAATATGGGGGTATTTGATTTTCTTAAGCGCAAAGCTGCACCTATAAAATCACCTGTTCAAAT